TGTGCGCCGGTAGCCACAAGGTCCCCCCCCCATGCGGGGGGGGCTTGAAACGCCTGGTAACCCCTCCCGACCACCTCTCGCCTCGACGTCTTCGTGGCACTGCCGACACACGGCGAGCAGGTTCTTCGGGTCCAGCCGGAGGACGACCGAGTCGACCCATCGGACGATGTGATGCACCTCGGTCGCCGCGCGCGCTCGACACACCTCGCAGACGGGATGGTTCTCCAGAGTAGCCCGAGCCAGCCGACGCCACGGTCGACCCGACCCTCGTCCGGTGTGACCGGACCTAGACGTCGGCGCTCGTCCGGCGTGCTTGCACGTCGGCTCACGCCGCATCGGTCATACCTCCAAGAAGCGGGAGCAGACGCTCGACCAGCAGGTCGTCGTCGGCGTAGCGCCAGGCAAGCATCCACTCGCCGCGGTCCTGCCGCATTAGCACGACAGGCGTCCGGTCGCCGCGCGCGTCGCGCGTCGCCTGCGCGATGAAACGGCCGACCAGCGACGTGCCGCGCACGACGTGCGGCGGCGCCATGTCGCGCAGGGCCGACCGGACGGCCGACAGCCGCGCGGCGTACACGTCGTCCTGCGTGAGCACCAGCCGATGCGCCGACGTCCAGGTGGTAAAGCGCTGGAGCCCGTGCGCGTACAGCTTGACCTCGACGTGCAGCCCAAGGTCCGGCCGGTCCGGCACCCACACGTCCGCGGTGTCAGCGCCCCAGCGCTGCGCCGTGCGCTCCCAGCGCAGGCCTGTCACCTCGCCGAGTGCCCGGCAGGCGTCCAGCTCGCCCCGCTTGCCCTTGGCGCGCGAGGCGGTCATGCGTGGCTCCCTTGGTCCACCCACGACCCCTGCTTCAGCTCCTGGGGCGCCGGATGCGGCTCCCGAGGATCACCGTCGAGCCCGCGACGGTCATGCCCGCCGCCAAGCATGGCGATCCGGTCGAGCAGCCGCCGATGTTCCTCCGCGTCCTTCCCGCGCGCCTCGTGGATCCGCCGAAGCAGCCCGGCTGCATCGTCGAGCAGCGTCCACAGGCGCCCGGCGTGCTTGTCGCGCTCGCGCTTCAGCGCCTCGGCCACGCTGAACGGGTTGTCCAGGCTGTAGGGTCGGCTCATGGCTCTGCCTCCCCTCGCAGGATCCGGGCCGCTGCCTCGGCGTCAGCCGAAGCGGCGGCCAGCGTTGGCTCGTCGACGCCGCCCTCGCTGCGGTACCACGCATGCAGCGACAGCAGCGAAGAGACCTTGAGCAGGTCAGATGCAAGCGCGTCGAGCCGGTTCTGGCGCTCGGCGTGTTGTGCGAACAGGCTCACGCCGCACCCCGCAGTCTGTGCAGGACGACCGCGCTCGGGTCGCGCGCGCCGTCCAGGCGCTCCGTGACGGCTCGCGCGGTGTCGAGCGGCCGGCGTCCGGATTTCGCCCAGGCATGGCACAGCAGCCGCCAGGCGTCGAGCACCGCGCGGCTGTCCGTGATCCCGAAGCTCGCGAGCTCAATCCCGCACACGTGCCGCTGCGCGCGCACGACCGCGTCCGCGCCGGGATCGCGTCGCCGGATCGTCTCGATGACGTCCGCAGGAACTCCCCCCCACCCGGTGCCCGCGTCAGCGAGCCCTTGGTTCGGTGGACTAGTTCCTTGGACTAGTTCGGATCCCTGCCTCACCATGAGGCCGATCGCGGCCTCACCATGAGGCACCTCCGGCCTCACCATGAGGCACCTTGATGCCTCACCATGAGGCCGATCCGGCCGCAGGTCGAGCGCGTACGTGAGCGCCTTCCCGCGCGCGGTGGTGGACAGGACCCCCTTCTCTCGGAGCGCGTCGAGCGCGCGTTGCACGGTCGCCCGGGAGAGCCCTGTCTTGACCGCAAGCACGGCCTGCCGGGGGTGCGCGCGCGCGCCGTAGTCGACCAGCGCGAGCGCGACCAGCTTCTCGGCGGGCGTGAGCGCGTCGCCCAGGCGCCACACGTCAGACGGCAGCGCGCGGCTCAAAACGGCACCTCCTCGGACGCGGCCTCGTAGACGTCCTCGACGACGGTGTCCCCCTTGGCGGTCGTGCCCATCACGAGCACCATCTTGCGGCCGACGACGCCCGGGTCGACCGGCCGGAACGACGTCATCCAGCGCGTGCCGGTCGGCTCCTCGACGGCCACCCGCCAGTACGGCTTCCCGGCCTTCGACACCTTCTCGTCGACCTCGGCGATGACCGCCTGCAGCGTCGCTCCGCGCGGCCGGGGCGGCTTGCCTGCCAGCGCCAGTTCCGTCGAGGCAGGCGCCTGAACCGTGCGCGCGCTGGACTCGATGCGCTTGGGCGGCGCCGGGACCGCTGGCGCCTCGTCGGCTGGCATCTCCTCCGCGAGGCTGCTCTCGGCGCCCAACAGGGCGAAGGACCAGCCCACGACCCCCTTGAGTGCGCGCCCGGTGGCACGCGTCTGCGCCATCATCTGCCGGGCGAACTGGGGCCGATTCTCCCACGTGTGCTCGTCGTCGAACACGCAACCGAGGCCGCGCGCGACCACCGTCCCGCGCTCATTCAGGACTGCTGCGCACGCCTCCCAGTAGCCCGGCAGGCTGTCGGTCGCCTCAACGTAGCGCAGGCTCTCGGTGCTGGTCGTGAGTCCGAGTCCGGTCGCGACGGCCTGCGCGCCGGCGACCATCACGTAGCGCCGGCCCTTGATGTCCTTGACGTAGTGGCGCTCCACGTGCGGGCCGATGGCCTTGAGGAGCTGCTCGTTCGCCGTGACGCGCGCGAGCGGGGTGATCGGGAGAGTCGCCAGGTCGGTGCTCACGATGCACCCCCTTCCCGCCGCGCGCGGGTCGTGCGCCCGCGACGGTGCACGAGTGCCTCCCCGAGCAGGACCTCCAGCTGCTGCCGGACGGTCCGGCGCTCGTCGCGCGCGAGCCGCGCGACCTCCGCGTACGTCTCCGCACTCACCCGGACCGTGATGCCAGGCACCGGCGGTGCCTTCGTCGTCGTCTCCATGTCGAGCCTCCTTGCAGAGGCGCGCCGTTCAGTGCCTGTAACCACGCGGTTTCAGGGGGGAACTGTGTGTTATGTTAAACTCACCGAGGCGCGCCCCGGCGCAGCATATCGGCGATCTGCTCCGCGCGGCTTCGGACTTTATGCGGCTCCCCGGGAAATCTGCTAGCCCCCGGCCCGCCGGGGACGGCCGTCCGGAAACGGGCACCGATAAGCGCGGGACCTCCATACACGCGGACCCGCCAGTCCCACTCTTCCGCGTACGGCTCCGAGGTCAGCAGCCACTGGTCGCGCGGCCAAGAATCGCGCCGAACAGCCCACCACCCACGCCTACGAAGCTGCGTTCGACGCCACGCCTGGAGGGCCCCCGGTGTCATGCGCACAGCGTAGCATCCGGGCGCACCCGGGATCATCCCGGACACGCACCTGCTTCCGGAGGTCCGGCATGGAAGGCTCAAACGGCTGCCTGTTCTTCGCTCTTATCGGCGTTCTGGTCATCGCGGTACCGCTCCTGATCCTGCGCTCGGTGATCGCTGGAGGCGTCAGGGCCGGCACGCGCGCCCCCGCAGGCGCGCCGCCAGTGGTGCCTGGCCTGTCCGAGGCGGACGTCCGCCGCATCGTCCGGGAGGAGCTGGAGGCCGTCAGGCGCGAAGCCCGAGCCGGTCGAGCAGCTGGCTCACCCAGCTAGGCGTCCGGCGGTTCAGCGCCGCGCGGCGTGCCATGCACGGCGGGCACGGAGTGATGCCGAGCGCCCCCGTCGCGGCGTGGACAACATCCCCGAGCCCGGGGAGCCTGGGCGCGACCCCGCGCGGTGGCGACGCCATGAGGCGCGCGTGTTCCTCGGGAGTCAAGTGCCCGCTCAAGCGGTTCGCGTGATCGTGATCCATGACGGTAGTGGGCAGGGTGATGTCGTCAGGACGCCGCCGGCTGCGGTGCTCAACGACCAGAAGTCGGCAACCTGCCAGTAGCCGCTGTCCGGCGTCGAGCAGTAGTGCCGCGGTGTGATGTGGTGGAAGTTCTTCAGGTAGAGCGTCGGCGAGATCGCCTCCGCCGCCGTGTACGGGTCGCCGAGGTAGGTCGCCTCGTAGGTGCATAGGACGGTGACTGTCTGCACCGCCTGCGTCGGGCAGTTCTGATACGAGTACTGCTGCCACAGCTCGACATACACGTCAAGCCGCGTACGGTTCGCGCACGGCGTCGGCGGCGCCGGGGTCCCGGTCGCGCACCTCTGAAGCGAAAGCGTGATACGCCCGCCGTTCGTTGCGTTCCCGAAGTCAACGACCTTCGCCGCATTGTGAGGAGGCGTCGCCGAGATGTCCGGCCGAAGCGTGTTCCAGTACCCGCCGCCGTACTGCGGCACCATCTCCTTCGAGCGCTTCCAGCAGACATAGACGCTCTCGGTCGTGCAAGGGCTCCACCACTGCCAATAGCCGTAGAGTCGATTCACATACTGGCACTTCCCGACGACGCCGTCGTCCGCCGGATCGCACCACCCAAGGTCCAGCGGCGACGAACTCGGAACCTGTGGGTCGGAGTACTGAAGCGGGAATGCCTGCGGTATATCGAGGCGGTACTCCCGCGTCGCCCAGTCGGCGGGCAGCGCCGGACATGTCCCGCAACTAGCGCCAGACGACGAGCCGGCGCAGCAGCAGCGAAGCAGGCTCACTTGGCCCGCCGCGAACAGAAGACGAAGCCGAAGATCGTCCCCCCCAGGAGGCAGGCGATCCCCCACATGATTGACCCAATGAGGCTCTCAACGGTGGCGAGCGTGTGCATGGCGCTTGGTTCCCTTCTTCTTCGAGGCGTACACGAATCCCATGCCGCATCCCGACGCCCAGGCGACGAGGAGGAGGCCGGAGATCCACACGGCGAGTAGCGTCGGGTTCATCTCTTCTATGTCCTCACTTCTTGAAGGCGTAGACGACTGCGGCTATCGCGGCCAGGCCGACGGCCGCGGAGGCGTACTGGATCGTGATCCACACGGGAGACTGGTCGTCGGAAACGAACCCCACCTCCGCGTGAACATCCGCCGCGGCTCGCTCCGCTGCGTCGAGGTCACCGAGCGCCGCGACCAGGTGCCCGCGCGCCGACCCCACCGCCGCCCGCGCGTCGTTCGCGCTCGACGCGATAGCGGCTGTGTGCGAGGCGCAGCCGGTGAGCAGCGCGCAGAGGATGACGCAGGCGCGGAGCATCATTCCGGTGCTGGATTGAATGTGAAAGTAAACGAACCGACCACGGCGTTGCGCTCAAGGTGCGTGAGCGTGACCGTAATCGTGCGCGGCGGCAGTTCCGATCCTGTGTAATCGCAGAAGATCCATACGACCGATGGAGAGGCTGTCAGTTGTCCTGTTGCAGCGTTGAACGATGCGAAGCTGTAATAGGTTCCCTCGGTTGTTGTGTCGAGCGAGTCATATATGCCGATGCTGTACATATCAACGCTATCGTTGATTGAAGGCAAAGAAACAGACACACGAAGCGTTTGTGGCGAGGTAGCGCCATCGATACGGAGCGGCGGATATGTCTCGGTCGACGTCCCATCTGCGCTAAACCCAGCAGGCCAACTAACCGCAACCAGCGTCGGCGCGCTCGGTCCAGGAAGCGCCGCTTGGAGCGTCGCCGTGATGCCGTTGCCCTGGAGCGTTCCTGAGAGGCTCACGCCGTGCCCCCGTTCGAGCGGACCGCAAAGGTCCCAACATGGAGAGGCTGCTGTCCGGACTGCGTCAGCTTCACGCGGAGTTCACCTTGCCCGTAGGTCGGGAAGGTCGCCGTCTGCGTCGAGGTGAGCGAGAGCGAAATCGTCCCCGCGGCGGCGGAGAGGATCGACGCGAGGACATCCACCGTAACGGACCCGACGGTCATCGTCGCGATAGCCGTCTTCCCCGTGATGTTGTACGCGGCGCCGTTGTTGAGGACGGTGAGGGTCGCCGCCCATCCGGCGCCGTTCGTTACTTCGGTTTCGTTCATGAAGCGCACCTCGTTGGGTTGGGGGCGTCGAACCAGTACAAGAGATTTCCGGAAGTGTCGTAGGCGACCACCATTTCCACATACCCCTGCAGGGCGGTGGTACTCCACGCGGACCCGGAGTACGACGACCCGACAGGTCCGACCGATGCTCCTGTCGGGATCGGAGAGCCGTCGAGCACCGTTGCCGTGTTGCGCAGCTCGCGCAGGTTGATCGCCCCGGTGAAGGTGCCGAACGTACCGGAAGCAGCTGCCGGATCGGCGACGGACGTGATGTCCAGGCCGCCGCCGTCGTACCGCCAGCGGTTCGCAGCCAGTGCCGTCGCCGTCGTGATCCGGGCGAGAAACCGAGTCTGGACCTGCGCGCGGCGGACCTGTTCCTGCGCCCAGCGAATGCCCTCTCCGTGTTCGGACACAGCAACCGCAGCATCCGTCCAGCCGTTCACGACGAACCGGTTCGCCTTCCCGAACAGGCCGCTGTCGAAGATGGGCTGTTGGTAGCTCATGACCAGGTGGGCTGCGGCGTAGTGATCGCGGACCAGAGACCCGTGCGCCACGTGAACAGCGCGGACAGGTCCGCGGTGTTGGGGTATGGCTGGTACCAGACGACCTTGTCGCTGGCCTTCGTCGGGATCCCGGCCCACGTCAGTCCCGCGGACAGCAGTGCCGTGCCGGCAGGGTTCGGGACCGGGCGCTGCTCGAGGTGCTGCCAGTCGTCGGCCAGGAAACGGTGCGACACGACCAGCCACTCGTCCGGCTGCTGGCTGGCGGTCCATCCCTGATAGCAGACGTACCCGGCGGGCCACCCGAGGAAGGCCGCGTTGTTCCGCGCGGAGGCGTAAACGCTGGTCCATTCGGACGGCGGGTCCGGACTTGCTGCTGCACCAGCAAGTGCTGCAGTCGCAGTGTCCTGCGTTCGGTCCCACAGGTACTCGACGACGATCTGCTGCTGCGCGATGCGCCACTGGAGCGGCTGTCCGTTGGCGTCTACCTTGGTGCCACCGATGTCGGACGTCGGCGGGAACGCCACGGTCCCGTCGGCAGGCACGCCGCTGAAGATCGACCCGGAGCGGTAGCCGGCCGCCGTGCGGAACGACGTCGAGCGCGTGATGCGGAACCACGGGCGCCCGGTCAGCGCGCTGGTACGTGTCGACCACTTGACGCGCACGTTCCACGCGCGGCCGCTCTGCTGCACCGGAGACGCCTGCACATCACGGCAGACCCACTTCTTGATCGTTGGGTGCCGGGTGCCCGGCTTCGGGACCAGCGTGTCTGCCAGGACTTCGGCCGCGGTCAGCGGCAAATCAGTGCCCAACGTCAACTCGTACACGAACGTGTACATCTGCGTCCACGTCGATTCCTCGCCAGGCATCCCCTGCTCAATCGTGCCGCTGCCCGGCTGCTCGCGGAAGTGCACCTTCACCACAGCCATCAGTCGCCTCCCATCTTCTCGCGAAGCCAGTCGTAGATGCCGACGACCGCGCCAGTTACGGACGAGTCGCCCCCAAAGATGCCGCCGGCTACGCCGATCGCGGTGTCGCCGATCACGTCGAACGGGTGCTCCACCAGGTCAACGAGGTAGTTGATGCCCTCGCTCAATGCCACGATGCCCTCCGCTGTCAGGTGCCCTATCGCGACGCCGAACTCGGCGAGATGCAGCATGGCGTCGCCGATGGCCTCCTTGTTCGCGACCAGGTAGTCGACAACGTCTCGCAACTCCTGCGCCTTCATCTCATCGATGAGAGCGACGATCGGCCCGAACGCCTCTCCGAGCTGCTTGTCCGTCTGCATCTGCGCAATCGACAGGTCTGCCTGCGCGCCCATCGCCTGCGGGCTCCATTGGTGAGCAGCGTCGGTAATGTGCTGGAACTGCTGCTGCAGCGCTCCCCATAGGTCGTTGCCGATGCTCCATGCCATGCCCATCCCGGCCATGTTGCGGATGCCAGCGACCCCCTTCTGCATCCGGTCGAGCTGCTGCAAAGCGGCGTTCACGCCAGTGACCATGCCCGACGAGTCGGCGCTCAACCGAAGGACGGCCTTGAACTCACCTCCTGCCATCGACGGCCTCCATGAACTGGGACACGCCAGCCCGCTTCCACGGGAGCAGGACGTGCGGCTGCGTTCCGGTGAGGTTGCAGGCGACCACCGTCAGAAGGTGCTCGATGCGCTCAAGCGTCGTGAGCTCGCGGGACAGTCCGGCCTCGGCGTCCATCGTGGGATTCAGTCTCCAGAGCCGCCGCTCGGCGGCTGAATAGGGCGCGGCCGGATCACCTCCTGCGCGAGCGCTCCAGCGCACGCGGCATCCATGTCGAGCACTTCGTCGCGCGTGAGCGGCGCCTGCGTGTCGCGCCAGCGAACGCACCTGACCCACCAGACGGGGTCGTCGGTCTTCGCCTCGACAGTGTCGCGGAGGGTAGGTCGCCGGACCTCGACGGCTCCGACACCGTCAAGGTCCAGCGCGCGCCAGGATGGTGTGGTGGTGCTCATCAGACGGTGGTGGAGATGGTCTCGGTGAAGGTCACGGAGTAGACGGCGGCGTCGCCGCCATCGTGCTTCTGGTCCGCGCCGGTGATGATGATGGCCATCGTCGTGACCGTCCCGGCCGCGTCCGTGAACGTGAGCGACGCAGGGCTCGCCAGGCTTGGGGTGTCGATCGCGGTCGTGATCCCGGTGGTCTCGGTCGACACGTACGCGTCGAAGGACCCTCCGCGCTTCACGCGGCCGGGAGCGCTCAAGGTCTTGGTGTCCGAGAGAAGGGTGATGTCGTACTCGGACGACTGCCGGGTAATCGACACGTTGCGGACGGGGATCGTCTTGGTGGCACCGCCGACCGTGAGGGTCAGGGTGCCGCCGAAGCCGGGGATAGCGCGGGTGGCCATTACGGGAGCTCCTCGACGTGGAAGGTCATCGCGAGCGATGCGGTGCGCTCGGCGTCGCCTTGGCCGTCGTCTGCCGCAGCGATATTGGTGGTGAAGCTGGCGCTCGTCGCCGTGAACCGCAGCGAGCCGCCGGAACTGGTCCAGCGCGGGGTCAGCGCCTCGCGCACGTCCCACATGAGCTGGAACGAGTCCAGCGCGCGGTCTGCGACGCAGTCGAACCGGACCTCGAAGGTGCCCAGGTACACGGTCTGCGAACCGAGCATTAGGTCCCATGAGCCTCCGGTGACGTCGTACACGACGGCGGGAGTCGGGTCCCCAAACCTGCGCAGCTCCGGCGACACGGGCACGCCCGGGAGCGCGGCGGTCAGCTTCGCGACGATGGCGGCGTAGATCGGTGGCGCGCTCACTTGCGTCCTCCCCTCGCGCGCGCCTGCGCGCGCTCGATGCCACGCGAAACGCCACGCCATACGGCGTCGTACATCTCGCGCTGCACCGTGGGCAGCGCGCGCTCGACGACCTGCGTGCTGACCTTGAAGCCGGGCAGCCGACGCATCCCGAAGGAAGCGCGCAAGCCAGCGGCGCGCGCCGCCTCGCGGTGCTTCGGGTGCGGAACCAGACCTGTCCGAGACAGCAGCGCCTGCGCCCCGCGCGCGATACCGTAGCCGGCGTTCGGGTCTCCGTGCTTCTCCGGGTCCCAGATGTGGCGCGCCTCATTCCGCACTCGGTCGCGGCCGACGCGTCGCCGGGCAGCCAACTGCAGCATCCCCGTGTTTCCGCTCATCTTCCATGCAAGAGCCGCATCCGATTCCTTCGAGAGCTCCCGGAGCTTGCGGTCCCGGTCGTGCTTCGACAGGGCTCCAGCCTTGTGCGCTGCGGCAACGGCTGCGCGACGCTCGTCGATCTTCCATGCCTCGTTCACCGTGCTTCGCACGCTGGCGACGTAGCTCGCCGCGCGCCGTACCTCTGCCGGATCGGGTCGATAGGTTCTGTGCGAGCCATAGTGCGCGGCGCCGTGTTCGAGGATGTGCCATAGCTTGGCCATGCCTCCGCGCGCGTAGTTCGTGCCGACCTCCGCGTACGCGTACCCCTTGCCAGCGCCACGCTGGGGCACGCGCCAGCGGATCTCCTGGTACTGGGCGATCTTCCGCGTCACCGTTCCGCGCCTGCGCTTGGCCCCACGCCATGCCCGGCGCAGCTCGTTGCGCACCGGATTGAGCGCCTTGCGCGCGGCCTGGGACAGGATGCGATCGCGCTCCTCACGCTTCAGGCTTACCAGCCAGTTCCGGAGGACATGGTCGTTCAAGGACCAGCGAAGGGTGCCGGACGTGCTACTCATGCGCCACCTCGGACGCAGTCACGATGAGGCGGCGACGCCTCCCTTGGTCAGGGTCAATCACGCTCGACACAAAGAACTGCCGGCCGTCGGCGGTGCGGAACGCGCCGCCCGCGACCACGGCCGGATGCCAGCTGGACTCCAGCCGGTAATCGGTGCGCACTGCGACGCCGCCGTCGTCCATCACCTCGCGCTGCCCAGGGGTCACGACGCACGCCAGCGACACAACGTCCAGCCAGGCGATCGCCTGCTGGCCAGCCGAGTCGGTCGTCGCGACTGGTGTCTGGTACGTCATGCGCTCGCGGCGAAAGCCTGCTCCTGGCATGGGTCAGCCGATCGCGTTCGGGTTGACCATCCGGCGGATGGTTTCGGTGAACCACGTGCTCGGGGAAACGACGTCGTCTCCGCGGAACGCGTACAGGTTGCCGATGCGCTCGAGCAGCGCCATGTGCTCGACGTCGGTGAGGTCGCCGGCCGTTCGTCCGGTCGTCATCTGCCACTCGCTCCATGCAGCCGCGATCGCCGCCGCGAGGGACGTATCGTCCTCCGTGTGCGGGATCTTGAGCCAGGCGCGCGCCTCCGCGACGGTCGGAACGGTGGCCATCCGGGAACCTCCAAGCCTGCCGGGGAGAGGAACGAGTCCCCTCCCCGGCGGCTGCGTGGTGAGGATTACGCCTTCACGGTGATCTTGACGCAGGCAGCGAGGTCGACCGCGCGGCCGTCCGAGCGCATCCGCGAGGAGTATCGCACGTTGCCGGACACGGCCTGGCTCATGTCGTCGACCGTGAACGTGACCGTCGCGCGGTCGACGATGCGGTAGCCGCGCTTCAGGTCGCCGAACAGGGCGACCGGGTTGTTCGCGGTGGTGGCGCTGCTGCCGAACTCCGTGAGGTACACGGGCCGGCCGAGGAGCAGCGCGACCGCGCCGTCGCGCAGGATGTTCGCGTTCTCGCCGTTCAGGAGGTACTTGCCGCTCGCGGCGGTCTTGACGATGGACGCCCAGACGGCCTGGTTCATCAGCCAGACCGACGAGCCGAAGTAGGCCGGGTTCAACTTGAACGCGGCCGACACGAGGTCGTCGATCGTGGGCAGGGTCAGCGAGGTCGTGCTCGTCTGGGTCTGCGTCCAGCTGGCGCCGAAGGCTCCCTGCGGCTGGCTGCTGTTGGTGCCGTTCGCGTACAGGTCCTCCCACTTGCGCGCGTGCGCGCGCGCGTGCTCCTGCACGACCTGCGTCGCGAGGTCCCAGACGGTGTCCTGCAGCGCCTCCTCGGAGACGTCGGTGTAGAAGGCGGTCTTGTACGCCTTGAAGGACACCTTGGTCGCGCTCAACTCCTGCGAGCCGTACGAGCCGCCTTCGGCGACGAGCGCGGCGGTCATGCGGTTCGCAATGACCGGGACGTCGGTGTCGACGCCGCGCGTCTCGACGGTGCACAGCGAGCGCATCACGCTCTCCTGGTCGAGCGCCTTCACGAACTCCTGCGCCAGCGACGGGATCATCGCGTTCGTGGTGAGGGTGGTCGAGCCGACGTTGATGCCGATGGCGCGCTCCGAGCGGAAGCCACCGCGGAACCACTCGCGCTGCGCGTCGCGCGCGGGCGCGACGGCACGCGACACGACCGGCGCGGACGGCGCGGAGGGCTTGGCGAGGCGGGCCTCCATCTCGGCCTTCTGCGCGCCGATGCGCTCCTCGACCTCGGCGATCTCTTCGAGGATCTGCAGCTGGCGCTCCTCGGGTGCGCCGGGGTACTCGTCGCGCAGCTCAACGATGCGCGCGCGGTCGGACTTGATGCTCATGGGTCTCTGCTCCTTGCGGACCTCGGCGTAGGTGCCGGGGTATGCCGCGTTCTCGACCAGGCTGACCTCGTGAAGGGTCGCGCGGGTCACCGTTCGGGACGTGCCGCCGTCCCATGCGTCGGCTTCAACGGTGAAGCCGATGGACATCTCCGAGACCACACCGCGCCGGACGAGATCGCGGATCTCCTCCGCGCGCGGTGAGGTGCCAAGGTCAGCGACGAACGAGATGCCGCGCTGGTCCTCGGCGATGGACAGGGTTCCGCTCTTGGTGTTCGCGAGCGGCTGCTTGGGGTCGTGCTGCCACCACAACGACACGTTGTCGGCCGGAGCGAGCGCACCACGCTGGATGCGCTCGCGGAAGGTCCGGCCGCGCTCCGAGATCGGCAGCGACCATGTGTCGTACAGGGCCGCGTAACCGCGGAGCGTGCCGTCCTCGGACGGCTGGATCTGGGCTCGTAGTTCGCGCCTCATGGCAGTGGATCGTTCTCGCCTCCGGACACGCCGGAGATGACAGGCTTCGGCTCGTCGAGTCCCGGGTACGGTTCAAAGCCGAGCCGAGCGCGCACGTCGTTGGGCGCGAGCACGCCGACCTCCACCAGCTTCGCGTACGCGCGGCCCGCGGTGCGGAAGTCGCCTTGCGTTACCGGGCTCCAGTCGAACGCCACGCGCGTGCCGGGCGCGCAGAGCTTCGCGGTGATCTCCGCCTCCCAGCTCGACGCGAACACCTCCAGGCATCCAGACACGTAGAACTGCGCGACCTCCGGCTGCGTGCGCGCGTCGCTGCTGTCGAGGTATGCGGCGGGTACGCCGAAGATCGACGCGATCGCCCGGTTCCCGCTGGCGCGCATCTCGGCGACGTCGCGTCCCCATGTCGGCGCCAGCTGCGCGACCTGCATCCCCTCGCCAACGAAGATGGGCGTACCGGCCGCGCTCGCGGACAGGTGCTGCGACATGAACGCGGTGCGCATCGCGTCGCGCGTCGTGGGGTTGAGCGCGCCCGGATGCGTGAACCCGAGCTTGCCGTAGCCGCCAGCCTTCGCCCACGCGAGCCACGCAGCCTCCAGCTGCGCGACCGCGGAGACGGTCGTCGCCGCGGCGACCAGCGGGCTCTGCCCAAGGTACGGGTTGCCCGGCATCGCCATGCCCTTGAAGTGCAGCAGCTGTGCGTAGTCGACCGGCTCCTGCTGGTAGTACCAGGTGACGGTGCCGTCAGCGTCCTCCCGCATCGACACCGACGAGCTCGACAGCGGGCGAAGCCCAGCGGGCGCGCCCTGGTTGTCGGTCAGGATCGCGGCGAACGCGTTGCCGTGCATGAGCGCTTCGGTGACCATCCAGCGACGGAGGTCGCGGCCGGTCAACGCCTCGCCGTGCGCCTGTCCGCCGAGCAGCCCCTCGATGCTCGGGTCGGACACGACTGCCGCCTGCGTGTCGCGCACGACGAGCGGGCACCTAGCGACGTCTCCTGCGATCAGGCCCACGCACCGTTGCACCGACGGCAGCTCCTCCACCGACGACGACACCGACGACGCCGAGGTCTCCCAGGCGATCACGGGGATGGAGCGGCGGAAGATGCGCGACCAGATGCTCACACGCGCATGAGCGGCGATCGCGTCCGGCGTGTCAAGAGAGAATCCACCAATCCCGACAATCGGTCAGAACGAGATCCGACCTGGGTCGCCGTACAGCGACTCGGTCAGGAGCTCGTGGTCGTTCATCACCTTGGCCGCCATGATCGCGGCGGTGACGGCGTCAATGTTCGAGCTGCTCCTCCCCTTGCTCGGGACGGCCAGTCCGCGGTCGGTCACGACCAGCCGCGCGTGCGCGAGGTTCGCCCTGAACACCGGATCCGGATGGAACATGACACGCCTGCCGCGGACCAGGTCCGCCCACACCGCCCAGGCCGAGCCCATGTACACGTGGTTCTGCGGCGCGCGCGACCAGCGCCAGCCGTGGCGCCGTTCCATTGCGTCGCACCAGGCGGCGGCCTTGCCAGCCGGGTCCGCGACGAAGTGTCGCAGGTCGACGACCGAGGCAATCGCGAGGACCTGCGCCTCGACGACCGAGTAGTCGATCACGTTCCCCGACACGACCAGCTGCCCGCTGTCTCGCCACTCGCGAAGCGGCTGCCGACACTTCCGCTCGTCGGCCTCGATCGACGGGCCGGACCAGTAGTGCCAGCTCCGCGACAGGACGCGCGCACCGTCCCACACGGACAGGCACACGCTCGTCAGGTCCATCTGGGAGTCCGACCAGCCACCCTGACTGAAGTCGACGCCGATGACCGCCGGCAAGCCGCGCGCATCCTCGAGCGACCACTCGCCGACACAGGCATCCCAGAGCGCGAGCGGCATCGCTCCGGCGAGGTCGTCGGTGAACGTCGCTAACTGCTGGGTCCAGAACTCCTCCCGGTCGCGCGGGCTGCCGTTGTCGAGCAGGAGCCGACGCTGCAGCTCGTACTCGGCGACCGGCTTCGTCACGCCCAGACCCGGCTGCGCCTTCGCCCAGGCGACAGGGTCGGTCGGGCTGTCCTCTGGGTCGATGCCGAACAGCATCCCGGCGACGCCCTCCGGTGGCGCCTCGCCGTCGTCGTACGCGCGCTCCAACGCGCGAACGGTCGAGCCGTAGCCGCGTCGGTGCTGGTCGCGGTCTGGCGTTGTGACGACCAGCGCCTGCGATCCTGGCACCTTCGACAGGCTCGACAGCGCGCGGCCGTACGTCTCGTCCTCGATGCGCGCCGCCTCGTCGAGGATCACGAGCTGGGGCGAGATGCCGTCGGCGTTCTTCGGGGTCGATGGCTTGCACCGGACCACCCCGCCCGGGTGCTGCGCCATCGCGATCGACGTCGTCGTCAGGCCGCCAAGGAACCGCCACTCGGGGTCCTCGCCGAGCGCGCCTCGCATCCGGTCCCACACGATCTTGGCGGCCTGCATCTGCGTCGCAAGCAGCACGACCTCTGCTACCTGCCCAGCCCGCCGCGCGCGCTCCACGACCCAGCCTGACAGGATCGCGCTCATCTGGCTCTTCCCCGCGCCTCGAGCGACTTGCACTACGAGCACTCGTACGGTCGGAGCACCGGCTGCGTCCCGCCAGGAGACAAGCAGCCCGAAGGCGACGAGCTGCCACGGCAGGAGCTCGGTGCGGAACCGGGACCGGGCGTACCCGACCAGGTCGTCGAGCGCGTCAGCGTCCCAGCCAGGGGCCGCCCGCGCGGCCAGCCACTGCCTGGCGAGAGCCTTGATCCGGCGGTTGAACGGCACGCCAGAGACGGCCTCCCTGGCCCACGCGTCGGCGATGTCGATCGCCCTCGCCGGCTGCTTGCGCGAAGCCCGCCTTCGAGGCTGGCCGCCCTGCGCCTTTGCGGGGCGCGGTGCGGCACGGTGTGCGGGGGCGTTCCGACGGGGGTCTGGGAGGCCATTCCTACGCATTGGATGCCGGTTTCAATGCGCTATGCAGAAGGG